TAGCTAAGAAGCGAGTCTCAAAGTTCTCTTGTAGAGCACGAGTAGATTCAGCTGAACGAGCTGCCATAAGAGCATCTACGTTATAACCATCTTCACGCATGTCATCAGTAACGAACCAAGCATCACCAACATAATCAGTGATAGCAAGAGTTACACGACCAGTGTCGATTGGGTTGTATGTGAAGGCTTCGTTCTGAGCACCTTCTTGAATAGTTACAGAACCAATGGTAGGGATGTTAATTGTATCACCTGAACCAAAGTCTGCTACGTTACGATAGTATTGCTCACCTAGCAAGCCATCATGTAGGTTCATCAGAATGAAGTCTGAATAGATCTCCTGCTCGATGAACGCTGTAGTATTAGTTGTTAACTGCATTATATTTCCTCAAATTATGTTTCAACATTATGTTTTTGATAGACAGCGTCTCGCACTTTGTGCAAGTATGCTATCTGTTCTTTAGTGGATGCTCCTCGCAAGAGAGATTTCTCTGGAGGTGCTAAGCCCTCTTCTTTCTGAAAGCTTGGTGGTATGTTCACAGACCCTGATGTTGCTTTAGGAGCTGGTGAACCACTAGCTTGATTGAAGAGTTGAAGTGCTGCTTGAGGGCTTGTCTGTGACAAACTCTGAAGAGCTTCGACAGTCATGCCTAGTTCAGAAGCCTTGGAAGCAACAACCTCTTGGGTCTTGTCTCCATACTGTCCAAACAATGCATCACTAACTTGTTTCTCATTGCTGCTAGCCTGCGTCTGCGCTGACTGTTGAGCTGAGAAGTTCTGAACGAGGTTTAATACCTCCTGCTCATTCATTCCACTAACTTGAGGGGTTGACTCAGGTTGGGCCTGCTGTGCAGTGAGCTTTCCTACAACGTCTTCCACTGCTGCTCTCTTACTTAACTCTTCTGTTAGTCTTGCAATTTCAGCTGCCTGAGTATCAACCTCTGACTTAAGCTGTGGAATGTAAGACTGACTATGAGCTAATGCATCAAGTGCTTTAGGGACATCATTGTATTTCTGCTCTCCATTCTCATTCTTAATCATGCTTAACTGGTTGGTAAAAGCTGATTCTTGAGATGGTTGTTGTACAGGGGTTTCCTGTTGATTGGTAGTGCTATTAAATGCTGACTGGTCTGTCATGTATAACCTTTATGTTATTAATAAATTATCTAATATAATGTTTATATTATAAGAAGTTTGTATAACCTGTATATTCTTAGTATACTACTATATACTAGAAATATTGAGTTTTTCGTACAATTATTTTTCTAATAAGCTAACTATTTCTTCTAGTGCTCTCCTGTAACCAATGATGTCAGCTTGCTGATAGCACCAGTTGGGATTGTCGTATTGTGTCTTATTAGTAGAGAGGGCTGTCTCTATCTTCTCATTGCAGATGTCAGCAAGTCTCCCCCTAACCACTGTAGCAGATTTGAAAGCAGACTTAATGTCTGCCTCCAATTGACTATCTACACCCTTAGTCCAAGTTGTCTTCATTAGCCCTCCATCGTAGGAGCTGTATCTCTAATAAGCGCTTCCTCCCCAGCTCTTCCAACTAGGCTAGAGGTCTCTTGCTGCTCAAAGACAGCAATGTTAGGAGTGAAGATGTTATAGCCAGACAGTCCTGTAATATCCTCTACGAAGTCTGTAAGTGCCTTAGTAGAAGTATGAGGCATAATCATCTGACCAATAGGTGAGTTGAATACAGTCATTACGTTCTGCAAGTCCTGAGACTGCTTAGCAAAGTGTCTAGCACCTACAGGCCTAACTACACCATTAGCTGTAATATCCTCTCTAGTGACGCTTAGGAAGTCCTGTATGCCCAGTTCACTATCAGTGATACGGATGATGTCAGTAATGTCTAGATTACGTCTAGCAGTCTCTAGCATGTCATTCAGAAGAGGCTCTAGTAAGTTCACCTCAAAGTTAGTCACTCTTGTCTGAAAGATACGACCTGCTGCTGTAGCTAGTTGCATCACTTCTCCAAGGGTTTTCTCTCCGGGGGTACGTATGCCAGCTGCTTCTCTTGGAGCCCCTGCATAGAGCTCCATACGGTCTTCTATGGCTGCCATTTCACTAGCTGCTGCCATAATACCATTCAGATTCTTGCCTAGCTCTTGTACATCCCCATTCTCATCTATACCAATCTCAACACCCGGCCCCCATACAAACTCTTCCACTTCACCAATTACTTTCAGTGGTGGATGAACTGTTAAGTCCATAGCATCAGCCTTAAGGTTCTCTAGGTGGTCTAAGCGATACTGGAGGCCTACAAGGTTGTCTAAAGGCCCCATAGCCCATAGGTTGTCTGGACGGAATCTCCAGCCTACGTGACGTATATTAGCTCCTGTGAACCATATTGGTGTAGCTTCATTACGTACAGTGTATGAACGATCTACAACAGTGATGATTCGATCTGTCTGTAGTGTGCCTGTCTCTGAGTCGTGGTAGTCTCCAAAGAACTCCAAGATCTCCACATAGTCAGACATATAATATTCATACATGTTACCAAAGCCATCAGCTTGGTATTGTACAGCCTTGTCGAAGTCTTCTACACTATAGCCACCAGCTAAGCCCTGTAGAGCCTCTCTACGCTCAATAGCATCTGCCCAGAACCTTTGGTCAGGGTCTTGTGCTGCAAGCTTCTTAAGCTCTCCTATGGTCTTAATACTCCTCACCACTTTAAAGCTATCATCAAAGCTAGATGCTAGTGGGTTGAATACAATGTCTAGGGGACTGATACGGCCTGCTCTTGGCCCTACATAGTCTGGGATGATAGAGCCATCAGCAGCTTCTTTATAACGTGCTTCAAAGTGTGAGGTGACGAAGGCATTCCCTTTGTCAATGTAGTCGTATAGACATTTCTCTATCTCTGTCCTAAACCTACTCTCTCTCACCTTGTTGGACATATAGCCTTCAATGGCCTCTGACTTACTCTTCACATTATCTTCCCTGCTGTATGCCTCCCACTTCACCCAGTTGTCATTAGGGAAGAGAGCTGATACGTAGTTAGAGAAGAGGTTGTCTCTTATTTGACATAGCTTAGGGATGGTTGTAGAGTTCTTCCAAGGAAGTGTAGAGTTGGTTGTAGTGGTTGTGTCTGTAGCAAACACATAGGCGTCTTGCTCCTTCCACTCCTCTATCTTATCTCTACGTTGTTGGTTAAACTTATCCCAAAGCTGACTAACCCATGCAGCTTCTGCATCTTGGCCAGTGGCCTGCTGTATCTCTGCAATCTTAGTGCTCACTTGTCTTTCCTCATATTATATTCTCTTTGGGCTAGGTCTAATACCACCCAACCATCGTAGTACTTAAAGTTTCTGTGCCAAATCCCCAGTTCAATTAAATAGGACTTGGCTTGTGGATAGTTTATTGGCATATACTACCTAAAGGCAACACCTCCGAAGCGTGAGGATGTTTGTGCTCCCCCTGTAAAGAAGTCTTCCATACCCCTGTTCCTAGATTGTTTTGGTGCAACAGCTATGTCTACAGCAGATGCTAAGGAGTCCTTCAAGTCATCATGAGGAGGACGTGCTAGGACAAGCTCCTCTTCGAGCTGCTGTGTCCAACCCCCTTCACAGTGCCATACCTCTAGGTTATCGTAACGGTGCTCTAGAGAGGCTTTAATACGCTCCTCCTTACTACCCTCAGTCTTACCCGGTCTAAACTCATCAATAGGTAAGGACATACCTTCCTTCTTCAAGTAGTCCTTGATACTGTTAACAATAACTGTCTGAGCCACTGTCACCTCTGCCCTAAGCTTATTAAACCCCCAACGGGAGTGTAAGGCTGCTATGTGCTTGAAGTAGACATGAGCCTTATCAGACTTAAACCTGTCTATGTCTAGTACATAGATGTTCTTATCACAGTCTATGCCTATCACCACAATGGCTGTGTAATCTGCCTCTTTAGATAGGGAGAATGCAAAGTCTATTGCTGCATAGATGTTAAGCTTCTTCCCACCATACATCCACCTACTACCTTCTCGTGTGAGCTTACGTGGGTTGAAGTATTGGAACTTCTCCCTACAGATACGCTCTGAGCCGGGGTCATTAGGATCGTTATAATACTGAGAGTGGAACTGCACTCTGTCCACATACTCAGCCCTTATACGAGCTAGTGAACGTTGATCAAAGCCAAAGGCCTTGCCATCCTCTCGCACAGCCCTAGGCCACGTAAAGATGCCATCACGCTCTACCACATACTCCTGTATAGTCCACACAGCACTCTTGCCTATGAAGTTACCCTCATCATCGAAGTCTTCAAAGGCCTGCTCCTTCCAAGTGTCATATATGTCCTTTGGGTGGTAGCGTGTACCACAGGCCATAGTGAAGCCACCGTTGTTACGTATAGAGGTGAACTGAGAGGCCTTCTTAGCAACACTCTCTCGTCCATCTTCTGTGTAAGCATTCTCAGGAACAACCAAATCATCTGCCACTACTATGTCAGCATGCCAACCAGTTGTGTTGGTTGTTAAGCCTGCTGTAGCTATTGTAGCATCTCGTATGCCTTCCTTCTTACGTTGCACATGATCCACTGTCATCTTCATAGCAGACCACTTCTCACGCTTACCTTCCTGTGGGTTGATATACTCAGGGAAGTAGCGCATGTATGAAGAGGAGCCCATGATATTCTGTACAGCATAGAGCTGGGTCTGAGCTAGTTCTGATGTTGCTGATACATACAGCATAGTTACTTCTGGATGGCGTGTAATTATCCAAGCACACCATGTAGCAACCATGTGACTCTTCAAGTGAGCACGAGGGAGCATTATTAGTTTATTGCTTGTTGCCTCATCCCCCTGACCAAACAATGTATAGTCCTGCATCCAAGCAAATATTTCTTGGTGGACAGACCCATACATGTATCCGGGGTTCACCAGCTTGGCAAAGAAGAAGAGATCGTGCATGGCACGTTCCCTCACTTCCTTAGCTTCTGCTGGCATACGCTTAAGCTTTAGCTTAGCGTCTTGTAGCCAATCATCTTCTTGCAT